ATCCATCCAGCCCAGACAAACGGGATGCCCTGCGTGTTTGTCTTTGTTATGTAGTCAGGAGTCGAATTGTTGAAGTCGAGCGCCACAAATCACGTTCCCAACTTCGATCGAAGCAGTGCCTTCAGGTCTGCCGGTGTGCGCTGCGGCGCGGTCGCAATCTGTCCTATGGCTGTCTGCAACGACGAAAGATTGTTGGCGCCAAGGATAGCGGCCTTCATCGATTCGACCTGATCCGACAGGAAGTTGACCGCATCCAGCAGCGACAGGGCCAGAGCACGGGTGAGCGCTTCCGTATCATCAAAGGTATCAGCAGTCGTGTTGCGCTCACCATCCAGCAGCAACGCATCCACGGCATCGCGTCCCGCCTGATCCATCAGCGTTACGACGTCTCCGGTGATGACCCAATATCTCTCGTGCCAGCCTTGCACCGCAGTCAGGTCCGGGTCGTAAATCGCCACCGCGTTGCTGGTCGTCGTCCCGTTAAACGGTGGACCAAACCGCTGCCACATCTTTTCCGGTGGCGTGTTCCGAATGAGTTCCTTCGTCGCCCGGATGAGCCAGTCGTTGCGCAGATCCATTGTTATGTCTCCGTGACGTGGATAGCTAACACCTTGGCGTCGTCGCCATTAGTGGCGTGGTTGAAGTCGCGAGAGACCCTCACCCTGACCAAATTACCAACAGCGGGCGACCCCGCGTTCGCGTGGGTTATTGAGCCAGTGGGCGTTATGTCCGTGACATTCGCTGTGCCGTTGGGGGTATCAGTGATGTCGGTCAGCGTTTGCGCTTGGATGTTGTGTGAGGTAAGCGTCACGGACGCTGCGGCGGCTTTCGCCCTTACCTCGAACTGAACATCGGTGCCGACTGTCCCGCCCATGGCATACTCGATCGCGAAGTCCAGCCCTCCGCCCCCGTAATTCGAGGGCATGACAAACTCCCACTCTGCGTGTTCGTCTGCCGTCGCTCCTGCGTAGGCTATGACAGGAATCCAACTAGCAATGGTCGAGCCGTCATTAACGATGTCCCTGTCAGCGTTGGCGCTGTCGACCGGAAGCGCTCCATATGGCAGCAGGGTTGCCAGCGTGTCGCCAGAAGCCATGTGTCATTTCCTTTTAGGGGGTCGCCCCCGACCAGTGTCGGGGGCATATTCCCTTGCAGCCTTCTCCATGCACCGCAGCCACTGCTTGTAGTGGCCTACGGGGTGGTGCGGAGGTTCTGGACCACACCCAACTCCCCCAAAGGGACGGCCACCTCCAGCAGGTTGGATGCAACGCTTCGATTACCGGCAATGTCTGAACTGAAGGCGCGGTAACAGTAGGTCGTTCCCTGCTGCACATTGATGTCAACGATGTTGAACACCTGAGCGCCCACCTGATCGATCTGCGTCCAAGTGGACGCAGCGGCACAAGCGCTGACCGAGCGCTCGATGTCGAAGTAGTCCGGCGCCCTCTGGTTGGGACCGATCGTCGGGGCATCCCAGTAGAGTGGCACTTGGCTGGGTGTTACCTGAGCCTGCGCTGCGCCCATTGCAAAGATGAAGAGCACGATCGCTCCGACGAGCCATGTCGTCAATCTTGTAAGCATTAGTTCCTCGCTATGTTGTGATGCGTTGAATTACGTGGTGGTCCACGTTGCGATGCCGTTGGTGTGCCACGCGATCGTGAGATCGCCCGTCACGTTCCCAACGTCGGCGTCAGCCGTCACGACACTGAACAGGGCGGAGGTTCCCGCCACGCCGGTCGAGCGGTAGACAACGAACTTGCGGGCGGTCGAGAAGCCCGTGCCGCTCTGCGTCCACACCACGTCCGCCGCATCGAAGGTCACCGTGCCGGTCGAGCGCGTCACGCTCACCGTGCCCAGCGTGGCTCCACCTGCCGTGTAGTTCGTCCCGGTCACCTCGTTCGTGGCAGAACTGAACCACACGTCGGTGTCCTGATTGGGGACGTAGGTGTTGGTGTGCGCCGAGCACTTGATCGTGTCGGTGTCCAGATCGAACACACCGTTCGTGGTGCCGTTCCAGTTGGTGAGCAGCGCTGTGTAATACATCAGGTGCGTGACACCGAAGGCCAGATAGCGCTCCCAGTAGACCGCTATGAGGAGGGCTAGATAGAGGTAAGCGTTGCGGAAAAACCTTTTCATTGTGATCTCCCTGAGTGGTCTGCGGTTACGGAACGGGCTGGTATTTCGAGGGATCGAGTTCCGGGCCCCTCTCCACCCAGATGTTCCCGTCGCCGTCCTCAAGGATCCAGTCACCGAAGCACAGTGCAAGCTTGTTCTTCGGGCTCACCTCGATTAACCCTTTGTATCTGCGCCGCTCGATCGGGTAGCGCACCACCGCAGGGTGGTTGCCGTCCTTCTTCCAGTGCGTCGCCTTCACGGCTTTGCCGCCAGACGTCACATGGGTGGCGCCTTCAAATGCCTTGTCCTTTGCCATGGTTACCTCGTCAATGTGGAATGCCAGCCTTGATGTTGATGTTCAGCGCCGGGACGCGAACGATGTTCTGCCTGATTGCAGTGAAACCAAAGTCACCGTTGTTGATGCGCCGCCTCTCGTCTTCTTCCCTCGGCAGCGGCACATCCTTTTTTGCAAACTCGATGCGATAGCTGGGGATCTCCTCGCCCTCTCGCAGCGGCTGAAACAGTTCGCTCGCTGCGGTGAAGGTCCTGCCCCTGCCGGACTCGTGGTCGTTGACGTCAAGAATGACGCACAGACCAAAGAGGGCCTTGAGCATCGGGGCTTCCGCTCCGTTGCGCAGCACCTCGTAGAGGACGTTGAACTTCCCCACCTTGTTCGAGTCCGGGTAGACGATCGCTTCCTTCCTCACCTCTTGGTTCATAAGCCTCCTTGCGGTGGTTACTCGGGCTCCTCGGGATTGAGGATGCCCGCCACTTCCTTCTTGGCCTTCGCCAGCTTCTCCTGCACTTCGGCCAGATCCTTCTCGGTGCGGTCCTTGATGCCCAGCGTCTCGGCCAGAGCCTGCTCTGCACGGGCCCGCTCGTCCTTCATGCCATCGATCTCGTCACGCGCTGCGGAGATCAGTTCGCCAGCCTTCGCCTCGGCGTCGGCCATGGTCTTCTCGAAGTTGGCGTTTGCCGCGTCGACGATGGCTTTTGCCTCGGCCTGCGCCTTGAGCAGCAGTTCCTCGGTGTCCGCCTGCGCCTTCTTGTATCGACCTTCGTAGACCTTGCACTGCTCCTCGTGCTCCTCCTTGTGCTGATTGACGAGGGCCTGCAGGCGATCGACTTCATCCTGAAGCTCCTGACCAGCCTCGGTCTTTTCCTTGATGACCTGTTCGGCATTCTGCAACGCCTTGGCAAGCTTCTCCGCTCCCGCTGCAGCCCGCAGTGACCGCGCCCAAGACTCCGCAGCCTGCACCATTTCGGCGGTGCTGATACCGATTTCCTTCTCGTTCGACATGGTTAGCCTCTCTCTCCACTGCGGCTGCGACGCGCAATCATCGTCACAGTCAGGTTGGTCGTGCCATCACCAGCGGTGACGACCGGTTTTATGAACAGGGTTTGCTCCAGCACCTGCTCGATCTTGGCGCTGCCGAAGTCGAGCGCGTTGCCCTGCGGGTCGTTCAGGAAGTAGAAGTTGGAGCCTTCGTTGGATCCCTGTATCTGCACGTTGCCCCCGGCGCCGAATGTCCCGTGGACCTGCACACTGCGGTCGGAGTAGTCCGAGAACTCCTCCTTCAGGGATTCACCCGTATCCGTGTTCAGCAGTCCGGTCCACACCGCTTTGATGGTGTGGTTGCCGTGCCGCGTCACCGTTACTGCTCGTTCTGCCATGGTTCACCTCAAGGTAAATTGTTGATGCGGTCCATTTCCGACTGCTCGTTCACGATGTCGCTGTCGGCCTGCGCCTTCTTCTGCTGCGCACCGTAGTAGCGCTCGATGGCTGCTAACGCATTGTCGCGCTCCTGCTGCAGTGCGTTGAGCTTCTGGTGCTCCGTCGCCACCGTATCCGTCTGCTGGCTGATTGCCTTCTCGTAGTGCTTGCGGGCCTTCGCAAGCATCTCATCCTTGGTCAGTGCCATTCCCGCATTACCTCCCACAGTGCCATCACGATCGCCTTTGGCGTCACGTCCAGCGTGACGTTGGGGTGATGCTTGAAGAAATACTCCGCCTCCTGATCACTCATGACATGAGTGACGAACTCCCGGTAGTAGCGGTCCCCGACGATCGGCAGCTTCGCCTTGCTCTTGCAGGTGCGGCAGATGATCGGTCTCAGGAAGACGATGTGCTTCAATCCTTGATCCTCGACAGGAAGTCTTTCACCTTCCCGATGATCGCACTGAACCATGCCCTAACCCTCGACACCTTCTCCAGCACCAACAGCTTCACTGCTTCGAACATGGCTTGCTCCTTTCACGGGACCAATGACCATCATGCGTTGCGCGAGAAACCACAGGCCACCCTGCGCACCCGGGCGGCGGAAGTCTTCGTAGTCCTCGATCTCCACCTCGAACCACGCCCTGCCCTCCATGCTCATGTGCGGCGCCACCGGCTGATGCACACAGTGCCATGCGGGGCGATACGCGAAGCCCTTCACATGGTGGTGATGCTCAGCCTTCAGCCACTGCCCGATGGGCACGACCGCGCTGGCATTGATGAACAGTGAGCCCAGCGTCCCGTCCCGCCTGACGCGGAAGAGCTTGAAGGCTCTACGAGCCACGAACTTGTGGGCCGAAGAACCGCTCGATCGGCTGCGGCTGCTGCAGCGGATCCATGGGCCAATACTCGATGCGGATCACCTGCCCGCTCTCGTTGTATTCGATCAGCTTGACCCGGGGGCACATGATCCCGGTGTGCCAGCCGCAGCAGTGCGGGCACTGCCCTGACGATACGGCTCTATGCGTTACAACTCCAAGACCAGCGGTGTTCATGTGATGGCAATCTCCTTCGCGCCACGCGCCGCTGCTTCGTTGTCGGCGCGGATCTTCATAGCGGTCTCGGCCAGCTTCACCTTCAACTGGTCTTGGCTGATGCCGCCACGCTGGAACAACTCCCTTGTCTGCTGGTCTGCCCACAGGGCCTCGGTCAGCAGATCCATCTCCCGCTGATCCTTCTTGTCCTGTGCTCCCTGAGCGATTGCCTGCTGTTTGGTCTTCTCCTGCATCTCGGTCCTCTTGAGATCCCCGAGCACCTTGGCTTCGGTATCGGGGGAGACCTCCGGCTTCTTGTTCTTCATGCTCTCGCGACGCCGGTCGATCTCTTTCTGTTCCGGCATCACGTCGTCCGGGTTGATGTAGTCTGCCTGCAACGCCTTCTTGAGAAGCTTCTCGGCGTCGAAGAGCCAGCCCAGTGCCGGGTTGGCAAGGGCAGCGATCCACTTGATGATCGCCTGATTCATCAGGTCGCGCTGCAGCAGCGTGGTCGAGCCACGCGCATCGATCTCGAAGTCGCCCTTGATCTCGGGCCGCTTCGAATACTGCATGTTGTAGTCGTAGTAGCGACCAATGTGGCGCCGGGTGATCTTGTCGTCGAAGCGCTTCACCAGACGGCGAAGGACCACCGATGCCGCATTCATCAGCATCTGCATCGAGCCCACCTGATGCGGTGCGCCCCCGGTCTCGCCTGCCATGATCATGGGGAAGGCCACTTCCTCGTCCGCCATCTTCATGGCGAACTCGATGATCGCGGCGTAATCCTTGATGTGGCTCTGGATCTCGTGGACGCTGAAGGCGTCGCCCACCGGGCCACCGTCCTCGTTGGCGAACCACAGCTTGCGTCCCCGGATGGTCCAGTCCCCGTCAGCCGGGGAGATCACGCTGCGCTTGACCACCACCTGCGGTCCCACCGATACGCCACCGTGATCCATCATCTGTCTCACAGAGGCGTTGAGGATACGCTGCGACGCCTGCCGCAGCATGAACGGCACCCCGTAGCCGAAGACCGAGTAGTCCGACTCCTCCCATACATAGATGTCGTAGGGCATGTCGCCGGTCTCAAGCGGGTGCAGGTATGCCTTTATGACGTGGTCGTTCACCATCACGATGCAGCCGGTGAACGTCTTCAGTTCGTCGTAGCCCGTGAGGTCGCAGCCGCAAGCCTCAAAGACTTCGCGGTTGAAGTCGCCCCAGCGGGTCCACACCTCGAAGTGGTCGCGGTTCGGTAGCTGGAATCCCGCCTCGCGCAGGGCCACCGTCACCCGGTCGTTCTTGTCGACCTTCTGTGGCCCCTCCTCGATCGCTGCCCGGATCTGGTCGGGGATGTAGTCCGGCGCCTTCGCCAACTGGCGCAGGGCCCGGGCCGTCATGTATTCACGCTCCCAGATGGCTTCGGCGTTCTGGATGTCCTTGCCACACGCCATGTCTGGGAAGAAGTCCCACGGGTCGACGTTCTTGCTGGCGGGCCGCTTGCGCTCGTGCATCTGCAAGGCGTGGATGGCTTCCCCGTTGGGTGAGGCTTGCGGGATCCACGCCTTCCTCATCCGGTTCCTGACGATCGGGCCCTTGATGATGCCCGTGCCCAGATAAGCCGCACCGAAGATGGTGTCCCGGCACTCGTCGTTGTAGTCCGACTCGGTCAACTGGTCATTGATCTCGTCCTCCATCCGCTTGGCGCGTTCGTTCGCCTCGGATGAGACCTGATCCATGTAGTCTCTGATCGTCATCTGTTTCTGCTCGCCCTCCTGATTGGTCATCATGACCGGCGCACCATTGGATACGATCGGCGTGGTGTCACGCCCCATCGCAGCCAACTCAGGAACAGGCGTGGGGCGGATGCCCCAGTTCTTGTCGTCCACCGGCAGCAGCATGTCGGAGATGCGGGCGGCGGCGGACAGCGTCTTGGGCCGGGTGATGTTCACGAACACTCGTGAACGTGTTTCAGACTCTCGGCGGGTCTGGGCGGTGTTGCCTCCAGTGCGCTCGATGTTCTCCATCAGGGAGCCCCGACGCACGATGGAGTCGCGCCCATGGTAGAACTCGATGTCCTCGATCCAGCGCGTCTCCACCCCGGAGGCGCGGCGATCGGCTATGTAGATAGTCCGCTCCCCTGCAAAGTGCTGGCCAATGCGATCGAGCGTATCCTGACGGGCATCCTTGTCCTCGTCTGGCTGCTGCCCTGCTTCGGCTTGGTCTTTCTCGGTTGTGCGGTCTGTTATGGCCATAGCGTATCCCTAGCAGCCGCACGGGGCGGCTAACTACTGTTCAGCTTCTTGAGGAGTTCGTGCCTTGCGATCATGGCAAAGGCTTTGAGGACAGGGACCTTGACGCGGGTGCAGTCGACAATCAGAACGTCCCCGTCGCACGGACAGGTTTTGTTGTAGACGTTGGCGGGCGCGGGCTGGAAGTTGGCATCCAGCCACAGCACCCCCATCGGGTAACTGGCACTCGCGTTCACCCTGAGCAGGTAGAACATCGTCTCCCCGCAGGGCTTGTGGTCGTAGCGGGAGAGTGAGACGGGATACTCAAGTTCTACCACCCGGTCCATTACAAAGACTCCGGCACCGTTCTCACCACGTCGTATGCGTTATCGAACTCTTCGTGCCACCGCGCCAGCAGGGCCACCTTCTTGAGTTCGCTGTATCCGGTGTCGTATCCGATCGTGTTTGTCTGCGGGACCAGCGACAGGCCACAACCGGGGCAGCGCTTGATCTGATCTATTCTGATGTGCCTGCCGTCCTTGGTGATCACCATCTGACCAAAAAGGGCTTTCGCGCTGGGCCGCTTTGTCCATACGAGGTAGCCCACGGTTGCACCGCAGTTGACGGTGACCTTCTCCATGGTCTCCTCGTTTATCACGTTGGCGTAGCGGTGAACCATTTCCGCTATCCGGTCCACCTCGTGCTCCATCAGCCAGCGTCTGGCCTCTAGGTCAGCCCTCGGCAAGCTTGTCCTCCCAGTAGCCTATCTGCTCGCCCTTACGTCGGGCCAATATGGTGATCGCCCTCAGTGCCTTCAGGTTTTCGATGTGATACCAGTCGACGCGTTCGTGGCAGACATCACAGACGATGCCGCGTTTGTCCTCCCGGTGCGCGTCGATCAGTATGGCTTTTTCCATCTCGACTATGGAGCCAACCCCCGAGCCATCTTCCATTGCATAGCGTTGCCTTACGGCGATCGCGATCAGGGCGCCACACGGTCCCCTCT